CTCAGCTTCCATGCTCATCTGGCGGATATGCGACTCAGCTACCTGGTAACTGTAGCCACCATCCGCGGTCATATCGTACGAGCCAGGCTTATTCACTAAGGCGGCTCGAACCTTGTTCCCCAGTCGCATTGCACCCGTTGCGGTCTTCGCGTACGAAAACACTTCAACCTGGTACATGTCGGCTTTTGATTCGCCCTCTTTCGGAGTGGTGAATTCAGTCCCGACAAATTCCATCATGACGGCTGGCATTGCCGTGTCTTTTTCACGGATGAACGGGTAGATTCTGGAGGACACTTCTCCGGTCACATCGGAGTCGTCCTTGAGGAGTTTGTATACGAGGTCAAGCATCAGACTCGGAAAACTTTTTTGATGGCCGCAATTGCTCGCGGCACAACGGTGTTGATGGAGTCGTTGTAGGTCGACTCGATGAAGCCCACCCCGGTCGTTCCTGGGTGGTCAATTTGTTTGACTCTCCGGCGGCCAATTCGGAAACCCTCCGAACCAGGTTTCTTGACCACTCGCACACCGCCCTTTGAACCGAGCTCCACGATGTGCGCGTAGCTCGCGCGTCGCGCGCCACGTATGCGTGGGCCAGTCCGAACGTTGATGCTGTCGAAGGTCATGAAGGCCGTCGTTGCAATCGATTTTTTGAGGGCTCCAGTAGGTCCTTTCGGAGCACGTGCTCTCATGCGGTTGTAGGCTGGTCGCATGGCTCGCCTCATCTCGCGATTCAGCTCTCGCCTTTTCGCACGATATCCGCCTTTCATTTTGACCAGTTCCTTTGCCTTCAACAGGCCAACCATTTTGAGCTCTGTGACCTGTGCCATCAGTCAAGAATTTCGGAGCTCAAAGCATAGGCCATGATGAGCGTGTAACGCTTCCGGCCGCGCTCGGCAATTCGCACGATTTCGTACACCTCATTTTCAAATTTCAGCCGGTACTTTCCCTCCAATCCAGGATAGTACCGAATGGTGAATTCTGAAATCGTTTTCGTCTGCTCCTGGTCAGCGATATCAGCCTCAAGCGTGGAGGTCGAAAGGAGGTCCCGTTTTTTGCACGGAACCGTGGCAATATCGGTGAAGCTTTTCACTGGCTGGCCGAACGCGTCTTGCGCTCCACCAATCCGTTGAATTGTCACCTTCCTGTCAAGCGGTCCTGCGCCAATCATCGAAGTACAAATTCAGGGTTGTACGGCTGGCGAACTGCAGGCCTCTTGTGTTGCGCACAAAGGTACTTGAAAGCCAGGGGCGGCTCAACCACTCGGCCGCTCAAAACGGCCTCACGGTTTTCGTACATGTGTGCCATCATCAGGAGGATAGCTTGCTTGAGCGATTTCGGGAACACTGAGCGAGCCGAAACCGTTGCGCTGAATGTCTGCACCACAGGATTGTTTTCGGCCAAACTGGCGGGCTTGAAATCGTTTGAAATCTGAATCACCGTGGGGTACCCAGAAAACGACTTTTTCACGTTAGCTCCGTCTATCGTTTGGAGCACGCCTTTGTCGTCGTAATACTGGACCGTGATGGTCCCCACACGGTTTGCCGGATAGGGCAACGTGAAGCTCCTGGTGAATTCGCTATTCTGGCCAATTACCGAGATGCTCCCGAACTTCTCTCCAATTTCATTTTCGACGGCTTCCTGGGCCGCGTAAGCGAGACCATCCAGATAGGTCTGGTCAGCGCTGTAAGTGACACGAAGGTGGCTCTCAATCACGCTCGTTGTGAGCGTGGTGATGATGTTGTTTTCGGTCACTGTTTCTTGAATGGTCTGCCTCATGATTTTGATTGATGAAAAAGGCCCCGACCCTCGCACGGGTCAGGGCCTTTCAGGTTGTCAAGGAACCAGCTACCTATCAGTAGTTGCTGGCGTTGTTCAACGCAGTGCGGAACGAGAAGGAACCGGTGCGGCGTGCAGCAGCGTCCACGTGCGCATTCGCGATGACCCGAACGAGACCGGCATGGCCACGAGTATATGGGTCCACGAGGACGTCGATTCCGCCCCAGTACGCGACTGCCAAATCAGTGAAATCTCCGAAGATGATTTCAGTGGCCGTCATCTCGGTCGTGGTGGCAATCGCCTGGTAACCGTAGATGCTTTGACCATCAGCCGCAAAACGACCAGAACCAGCATCCAAAGCGGCACGCTTCAAGCGACGCAAAACTCCCGGGTGGAGCAAGAATTTGGCGTTCGCCACGTTGGCGTTTGCCGTGAGCAAATCCTCCTCGCAAAGAGCAGGAAGGTCGGCCATGTCGAACTCGAGAGAAGTGGTCGCGTCCGCGGTCAAATCACCCTGGAGTTTGGTGATAACCTTGTCGTCAATTCCGATGCCCATTTCGCGGTTGATGTCGCGAACAACAAAAGCATCAATCGCATTGATGTTTTGCGCCAGCAATTGCATGCTGTATTCGTTCATCGCAGACACGCGCTCGGGGACGAGTGTGGTGTTCACGATATCGAAGTCAGTTGCGGACACGTCGGCGGCTTCCGTCGTGTTGGCTGCATCGATGTGGTCCGTCTGAACGGGAATGACGACAGAACCAGAAGCCTGGAAGATGGTCGCGCCAAGCTTGTCCACGACAGAATCGGGGCGCAGCTGGTTGACGATTTCAGGAACCATCTGGCCAGACGTAGCGGTGACGGTTTGGTTCGTTCCAGAGTTGACCGTGTTTTCACGGAAAAGCATGCTGGGGACGGACAGGTTCCCGGTGTTGTTGATACCGAGAGCGGCGGCCTCATTTCGGGCCTCTTGGTGCATCTCTGCTTCCAGGCCAGTCAACTGCCCACCTGTGGCGAGCTCTTTGACCGCCTTTCCCAGAGAGTAGCGAGCTTGAATGTCTTTCATCTCGTTGCGGGGTTGTGGGGTGGGGTTGGAACGGGTTTCCTCCTCTTTGGTTTTTTGGTCAGAAATCTGCGTTCCCAGGGAGGAAATTCGGTCGCGCAGTTCCTGTGCTTGCATGCTTTGCTCGTGAGTAAACTCTTCGCCGTTCAGGTCAACCAAACCGCGAAGCTCTTCGAGCGCTGCATTCCGCTTGTCCATCAATTCAATTGAATTCATGATTCAGGGGATTTTGAAAGGTTCGAAAATCTCGCATTTCAATCCTGGTTGTCCAACAAGAATTTGAGGGCGTCAACCTTGGTGAAGGCGAGTGGTTTATCCTCTGGAGCGTTTTGGGCTGCCGTGGTGAGCTCCGGGGTGCCTGGCCCTTGTTCTGGGCTAGGGGAAAGGGTTTGAGCCTCCACATGGTCTCCATTCAGCTCCTGGAGAATGTCTTGAGTGTCGTCCTCGGCCGTCGCTTCCTCCATACTCCGGAGAGCAACCTCGGTCGTGGGATAGGCGGGGATGGGCGTGAACGTCACCTCGAAAAGTCGGTCAATTTGATTGATGGTCCGCAGCGGCATTTCTTCTCCGTCACGGGTCCATGAATCGTCGGCAATTGTGAAGCCGAAACTCATGCCACCAACGATGTCGTTTTTGACCAGCTCGGCAAGGTCCCGAGCCATGGTCGTTTCAGGCAGCTCGATGTCCACCCGAAGTCCCTGGTCATCCACGGTCAAATCCATGTTGCGTCCAGCCCTTCCAAGAGGGCTTGACCAATCATGATTGAACAAAGCGAAAGTGTTGCTCATGTCAACACCTTCCAGGGCGGTGGAAGTGACCTGCTCGCGGAACTGGTCGCCAATCGTGGTGACGTCGTTGAATTTGATTGCGTACCCAGACAGCGTGCGCTTCTCTTCATCATCGCCCTTCATGTAGCGAACCTCGAGACCGGTCGAGACTCGAATTTCTTTCTTGTCTTCCATGTTTCTGCTTGAAAGTTTGTGACCCTTGGGGAAGAGGTCAGTGTCGTGTTTCCCGCCTCTGAAACGCTCGTTTTTCAGAGCGTACAAAAACGAGTTCACCCGGGCAAAAGCCCACTGCTCAGGAGACTTGACCGAAGGGCGTACAGAACTGGGGTTTCCCTTGTAGGCTCCGATGCCCCTTTTGTACACGGCCGAAAGCATTGCCAGGGTGGCTCGCTTTTTAGGGTTGTCTCCGAACTTTTCGTTGTGGTCTTCGACCTTCTTTTTGAGGCTCGTTTTTGCCTGCTCATTGATGGCGTTTCGCTCCTCTTCCTGGGTGATGATTTTGTTGCACCATCCTTTCATGGCTTTGCCTCCCCAAGCGGCGTACATGATTGAGCCACAAATCTGCTTTCCATCCTCGTCTGTGAATCGCCCCTGGTCGTAGACCTCGGCTCGAGAAAGGAAGCTGAAAGTGCGCTTCACTGTGGACAACGACAAAGCCTCCCGCTTGGCCAACTGGTTTGCCCGTTGCCAGCCTACAGGAGTTCCGCAGGAGGAACCATTTTCCTCCTTGAATTTCAACGCTCGCTTTGCAGCGTTTGTTGCGCTTTGTGGATATCCCGAAAAGCTCATCAGGAAAGGTTGTGCGCGGTGCGTGCGGTAGCGGCTGCTGCAGCACTGGTTGTGCTGACGCCAATTTCGTAACGGAAAACATCTTTTCCGACTCGTTCGGACCACGGGCCAGACGTTGCCACACCATCGTTTGTGGTGGTAGCAGAGGCTGCTAGCGCAGTCCATAATCCGCCCGAGCGGGCAATCCCAGAAATGTGACCTGGAGCCTTGTCCAGTTCAGCAAGTGCGGCCGCCAAAAATTCGGCATTGCCAAGTGCTGCGCTCGCCACGTTCGTGGACGTGTATTGGTATTCCCAGGCGGCTCGAGTCCCGACAGATTCAGTCTTTGAACCCTCCGCGTTTTTGTCGCTTTTGCCGCGACAAGAAACGACCTTCAAATCGAAGTGATAAATGGCCATGGTTATTGAGTCGAAATTTTGTCGCCATACCCGTCCATCTTACTGAGCGGGATGACGTTAAGTGGAACGAAATGGGTGTCACCATTTGCGGTCGGATTCAGGCCCTCAATTTTTCGAACTTCATTGATGGTCATGACCCCGTCGCGGAGCATGGTGGAATAATAATTTGAGCGCGTTTCTGCATCAGCCCGCAGCAGCGAACTCATGTCAAACTCAACTTGCATTGTCTTCCTTTCGCGCTCGGTGAAAAGCTTGTTGTTGAGTTCGTTTTCAATGCGCTTGACCAGGGGTGCAATCGTGTACGATGCAAAGAAAATATTCTGCTGCTCGACGTTGCTGAAAGACACGTTTGTTTCAAGTCCAACTAGTGCAGCTGGAACGTTGAAAATTCGTGCGATTTCAGAGGCCTGCATTTTCCTGGTCTCGATGAATTGAGCATCATCCGGCGGGATGCCGATTCGCTCATATTTGATGCCGTGCTCAAGGATGGCCGTTGCATGCTGGCCACTCTTGCCGTGATACTTGTTTTGCCAAGCGTTTTGGAGTGCCATGAATTGCTCATCTGTGAGAGTCTTATCCACAGACAAGACTCCACTCAGATTGCCGCCAGAGCCAAAGAAACTGGCTCCAAATTCGAGCGCAGCTTTTGACAGTCCCAGGGACTCGCGGTGGTACTCGATTGGGCTGATTCCACGGAATGCCGAAACGACCAGGATTTCCTGCTCGAGAAAGTTGAAATTCTCTGCTGCAACCCGGCCGGTTTTTTCAGGCGAATACTGGTAAACGGTCGCACCCTCTGGTGCGTCCATCTCTTCAACGTTTTGAGCGGGCAACCAGACCAAGGCGGTCGGTCGCGTTCCACTGCGTTCAATGTACGCATATCCCTTTCCATACAGGAGGGAATCCGAAACGATTTTCTCCCAGAAATTGAAGGCGCAAGTGTGCCTGTCGGCGTAGTGCGTGAGGAGATATGAAACGGGATGGTCAACCATCTCCCGGCCTTGCTTTCTGCTTTTGTAAACAGAACGGTCCAGAGCCGCCACAGTCTGTGCGATTTTGGACACACAGGCGTAGACGGTTCCCAGCTTGAGAGATTCGTTCGGGGTGATGCTGGAACCTGAGCGAGTATTTGCCCCGCCCGCGTTGAAGTACAGGGCCGGGTTTACGCTCGAAGAGCGCTCCTCTTTTCGAGGCCCGAAAATTCGCGTCAGGATACTCATGTCCATCGCAAAAGTACGTGACCGCCAGGTTTACCTGGTTGCGTCGTTCGTTAGTTCAAATGGCCAGGTCTCGGAGTGGTCTGATTTTCGATGAGGTAACGCGCCACATGTCCTTGATTCTATCGCAGTAAACCAGCTCAGAAGGCGGCAAAAAACCGCGGAGAATAACCCGGCGAGTTGGGACGATTTCCACATTGGTGAAAAGCAAGATATCACTCTCGTATTTTTC